AACAAGACCGAGACTTACACCTTCACCGTTCCGAAGGATTCAGCGCATGAAGACGCGGGAAAGGAAATCGAGAAGACTTTCGAGTATTCCGAATGTCAGGATGAAGCTGAGGCACTTACGGTAATCCGTGAAAAAAAGTGGTCGGTTCTTGATATGGTGAACAAGGCGTTGAAGGCTAACGCTCGAAGTTCAGCGTATCAGTCGGCAGTCGCAGTCTACAAGCCTTCTGAGATGACTCCCGATGAGGCAAAGGAACGCATGATTCGTGCCTTTGTCCGACAGGGTGTTTCCGAAACTGTCGCTCGTGCTCAGGTTGAAGCATTGCTCGGAACGGTTGGTCAGTAAGTAAACACGTATCCGGCCTAGGTTATCATACATAACCGTTATCCTAGGCCGGATACACTCTCATTAGAGGTAAACTAACATGAGAACTATTCCACAGTATGAAGTTTGGCGTCATTACAAGGTAATCTTTACAGGAACCTTTCGACAGTGCCAAACTTTTCTAATACAAGCCGATAGTGAGAATCGTAATGAATACGAACCTTGTAACCGTGCTATGTCACGCGGTTATGGACCGAATTATTATAATAGCTTGCGGGGCGCTTGTTGTATGACAGAGTTTGCTTCTATCAAAAGGATAGCATAATGTTACATGGGCGGCAGACTATTACGCGGGAGAATGAACAGATGGAAAAAGAAATACGATTAGAAGTAAACATCACAGCTAATGAGGATTATGTTTACAGTCCTGAAGAACTGATAAGCTATTTCATGTTTGTGTTGGTTAGCTTGACTTTCAAAGTGGATAGCATCAGGGTCATTGAGCCTTAACACAACTGTACAAAACAAATTGCCTGTCACCTGTTTAGGACAAACTAAACTCCCACAGTGGCGACGGACAATTTCATTAGAAGAAAACTATGGCATACAATACGGAAGACGGCAGAATCAAAGTATTACAGTTAACAATGGTTCAAATTGATACCTTGTTATCCGTGGTTACTCAACGCCTGAGAGACATAGACTCCAGTTACTGGACAAAAGAATTATATGCAAAAGAGGAATATAGGGATTTACAAAACGTCAAGAAGAAACTTCAAGGAGCAGGGACATAAAAGTTCCCTCCTAGTCCGCGACTGCTTAAAGCGTAAATCCATTCCAAGTAAATCCATTTGTTGGGCTGCGCCCAAATGATATGCTTAAAGTATATCTATATATAATAGAATAGTATTTTAGTTTGTAGATAATACTTCCGCATAGTATACTTTTGGAACCGTTTCGTAGTCAATCCCGTTACGTTTCCGGGCCGTTTCCAAGTTCATTCCAATACGTTTCCATTCTCGGAAATCAGGGCTAAATAGCCTCGATTCAACGACTTAGCCTAACCCGTCCCTCAGAGGGATAGGTCGATAGGCCACTTAAACCGACCTGTTTAGGTGACAAGATGACAGAGTAGACTTCTGGAATTGAGTGTTCTTGTTATTTATTTTTTTTTTTTTTTTTTTAATAACTATATAATATAATGGAAAGGCATAGCAATAGTGTCCTAAATTCAGGTCATCTAATAGGGTTATCCCAGGCTAGGCTGAGGGAGGGAGGAACGCCTAACTCATTGAATCGAAAGGATTTAGGTCCAAAAACTGAACATGGAAAGTCAATGGAAAGCCAATGGAAAGACAATGGAAACGACATGGAAATACTTACGAAATCATTATATAATAAAAGTAATTCATATGATTAGATAGTGTTTTGGATAGTATAATTATAGAAGTGTCCACATTTGAGGACAGTGACACTAATTATTGTCACATCTGCCATAATTTGTCAGGTCTAATACCATATATAGGCGTCAAGGAATTGACACCCCTATATCTTGTGGCCTAGGGTTCGGCACGCGTCTTGCATTAAAGTCAGTATGACAATTCTTAGTTCACTGGTATAATAGAAGGAAACTATGTGGCCTACATACTTCACTATTGGGAAACTAGCCCGAACGACAAAGAAACTCATTACGAATTAAAACACATTGCATTGAAATCAGTTAATGAAGTATTCCCTCTAAGTCTCGAACACAATCGGCCGGCTAACTGTAGTCTAATTACATTAGACAGGTCCAATAAACAAAACAACATTGAAAAGATTGTATGGTGGAGAAAACTATATGATTAACTATTACGTAATTCATCGTAACCAAACGAATCCCTCGCGCCTGGATTACGTGGGATTTGCATATTGGTTTGAAGCCCAACATTTCTATGATAAACTTGGATTTTGGGGTTTATGCATAGTCGATTCAATTCACTCGATTGTAATTCACTAAAAGGAAACTGTAATGAATCATACATTTAATCCTTCACCATTAAATACCGATAATTGTAGTATATGTCGGTATTCAGAACATCAACACTCATCCGAAGCCATATGTGAAGCTTGTCCTAATGTCGGAGTAGTTGAACAATATAAGGGAATTAATGCCCCTGAAATGTTACTATGCCGAGAATGCATTGCCAAAGAAAAGGCTAGAGAACAAGATTTCATTGAATATGCATTAAAGTATCAGACTCCTGAATTACAAAATGAAAGACTTGAGACTCATCGAATGAATGAAGCATTGAAAGCGGCATCTAAGATAGATGAATCTGTAACTGTTACTACAGATTTATTCAATGCAAAGACTGTCGCAATTCTGGAATTAAAATCCATTATTGACGCGGATCCTGAAATTGAAAACAAGAATTACAAGTTAGCTGAAATTTTAGCCGATAGACAGAAACATTTCTCGAAAATCATTTTTGATAAGAATCAAGAATTGATTGAGGCTCATAATTCTCAGAAGGCTATTCAGTCCTATCTTAATACTCTCGCCAATAAACTCCATTCAGAAGAACGTGAGAAACTCAAGTTACAAGATTTGAACTACAAGCCTGATACAACTAAGATTGCCAAACCAAAAGTCATTAAGACTGTTGGAACTGGTATGAAAAAAGAGTCTGTCGCTGAAGTTAGAAAAGCTTTGAATGAATTGAATAAAGAACTTGGAACTGATTTCCCAGAATTTGTTATTGCAACGATGATGTTAAGTAAGAAACTTTCATTAGAAGGTGCTATCAATAAACTTCGATTAATGACTAAAGAATCTAAGTCAATAGATAGAAAAGATGATGATGATACGCCTACTCCCGTTCTAGCATAGGGCTGAAAAATGAAAATTTTTTAAATGATAGAATAAAGAAATTAATTATGTGCCTACCAAATTTCAAAGAATTTCAGCAAATCGATAAATCAAATCCATTAATTGGATACAGAGTATGGCGCAATCCAATTCTCCCAAAATCACTGGATTTAATGGGTGAAAATAAAAATTATATTTGGGCATTAGATGAATCTATTAAAGGTCATGAAGTCTTAAAAATTAATTCGGGTCTATACGCTTATAATAATTATAATTATAATAATTATAATAATTATAATAATAATTATAATTATTATTATAATTATAATTATTATAGTTATTATTATAATTATAATTATTATTATTATACAGGAATTATTAAACAATGGGGCAAAACAGCTATTCATTTAACTGGACAGCGTTCTGAATTTGCTAAAATTGAAACTTTATTTACAATTAAAGAATCAGATATAACCAGAGATACGAAATTTATTAATTGGGTTAAAGAATTTAATAGACTAATAATTGAAATCGCTAATAGGTATGAAGCTAATACTATTCATTGGCAGGATTTTTGTAAAATCTAAATTAACAATTCATTAAAAATAAATAATAGAATGAGTGAAACGAATGGAAAGAAATCAAGCAACTAAATTTCTTCGAGAAGAATTAGATAAGTATTCACTCCAATCATGGTCTATCAGACTATCAACTAATCCAAATGATAATTTCTTAGGCATCTGTTTAGGAAAAGATAAGTGCATTATGTTAAATGCACATCACATTGGTATTCATCCCACTGAAGATGTAATCAATACCATTTTACATGAAGTGGCACATGCTATTGTAGGGACTATACATCAACATGATGAAGTATGGGCTGCTAAGGCTAAAGAAATAGGTTGTACTAATACTTTACCATGTTCTCATCTTAGTTTAAGCCCTGCTATTATAGATGCAATTAGGTTAGGTCAATCTGTCAAAATTACATTCGAGGAAGAACATCATGTAATTCGTCGGCCTAAATATGAAATTACTTTACAGGATAAATGTCCTGATTGTGGTAAGGTTGCAAAAGAACGATGGACTGTAGAAACTACTAATAAGAATGGTGATACAGTCAAACTAATTACACTAGAATGTTTTCATGTAATTACTAAAGTAATCCCTCGCGGAACTAAATTTGAGGAATTAGTTAGTAATTGGTGGAAGCCTGAAATTGCAGCATGTAAGCATAAGTGGACTAAAACTCAATGTGATAATTGTGGCGAATACAGGCTAATGAAATTTCAAGTTGAAGCTTGTTTCTTTGCCGAAGGTGCAATGGGTTCTAGTAAAGGTGTAGGACTATTCCATGATACTGGTTTAGGCAAGACAGTCATGGGATTAGGCTACATTCATTTCCATCCTGCTAGAACATTGTATGTAGTTAAGTCTGCCATTAAATTCCAATGGTCTAAGCAGATTACAAAGTGGCTTGGACCTAAATTTATGGCTCAAATTATTGAAACTAGCCGAGATTATGTCTTTCCTAATCTCAATTCTTATATCATTAGTTATGACCTATTAAAGAGATTCAATAAAGAGAAATTAGCAGAACTAGACATTAAATATGTAGTTCTTGATGAATGCCAACAAATTAGTAATCCAGATTCCAATAGAACACAGCAACTTAGGAAACTGGTCAATAATCAAGACATTAAAGTAATAGCTTTATCCGCTACACCTTGGAAGAATCGGGGTTCTGAATTCTTCCCTATCTTAAACATACTCAATCCTACAAAGTTTTGGAGTTATCAACACTTCATTGATACTTGGATTGAATACTATTGGCATGGTGATAAAAGGAAAATGGGCGGCATTAAGAATGTTGCCAAATTTAAAGAGTATGTTGGAGATTTCATCATTCGCCGAGAATACAATGAAGTAATGGATGAATTTCCTGAAGTCAATCGCATGAAACTAAACATGCAGATGGACAATATCTTACAAGAACAATATGATGATGCTGAGGATGACTTTGTAAATTGGTATAATCAGTTTATTATTGATGGAACTGAAGGACAAGTCAATAGTATTCAAATATTAGCTCAACTTGCTAGGGCAAGACATATTGTTGGATTAGCTAAGATACCAGCTACAGTCGGATTTATTGAAGAATTTATTGATACTACAGATAGAAGTATCGTAGTCTTTGTTCATCATAAAGATGTTGGTATTCACCTATTACAAGAATTGAAGAGAGTTCTTCCTTCTAATGTAGTAGTTGAATCTCTCACATCAGCTAATACAGATGAAGAAAAGAATAAAATTGCAGAAAGATTTGGAATTAGACAGACTGTATTAGTAGCATCAACACTTGCATGCGGCGAAGGTGTAGACGGATTACAGAAAGGATGCGATTCCATATTACATGAAAGACAATGGAATCCAGCTAATGAAGACCAAGCTACACCGGGTAGATTTCGTAGAATTGGTCAAATGAGTAAGTCAGTTAATATCACTTGTGTTGAAGCTGATGGAACCTGCGACCAAGATTTAGATGGAATTGTAGAACAGAAAAGACTTAGTTTCCATCAAACTATGAATAAGGGTGAAGCTCCATCATGGCGACAGGATGATATTGCGAAAGAACTTGCAAATAGAATTATTGAAAAACATAAATTGAAAAATAAAGGTAAAACTCCTAAATCCACTGTTAAGCCAGTAGTCAGTTCATTGATGGAGAATATCAATTATGAAATCCAATAATGAATTGTTCAATGATTATTTTAAAAATGAGTGCCATAATTTATCAGAAATGAGAGAAGAAATGATAACTAAAACAATGTTAAAACTAGAATATGCATTTCGGGATAAGGATATTCAAATTACTCGTTTCTTTACAGACCCCAACGAATTGTGGAAACATTTATCTACAAACATTAATGATGTAGATAAATGGGTCATAACTACTGTTGAATATCAGGATTGATTATGATTATCAAAAAATCAGCAAGTTGGATAAATGATTATGAAATTTGGGCCTATAATAGAATACAATCTACTGAAACAGATAAATTAAATGAAAGATTAGAATATATTTTAAAATTAAGAGATGAAATTAATAAACAAATTCAGATTGAAATTGATGCCATCTATGATGTCGTTTCCAAAAGGAATCAGTAATGATAATTTCACTAAAATTAACTACAGCTGAATGGATTTGGATTCGTGAAATGTTAAAAAATTGCTTATGTAGTCCCACAAGTTGTTTTACCATAAAAGAATATGAAGCCACTCGTAAACTAATTGATGCTACAGAAAATGCAAAAGAAATCAATATGTATATTCATAGGGATAAATAATGGATGTATTAGATATTATATTCATAGTTCTCCTATTTCATATTGCCGGTAATATTTACGGTAATTACAAAATAATTAAACTACTCCAGAAACTTACGGAATTTAATGATGAAGCCAATTGATAAATTAACTGAATTTAGTGAAGCAGTTAATAGTGTAGCTAGACAGCTTAATCCTGATAAGAAAATAGATTATCTTGTTGTTGCTATACATGAAGATGATGATAATCATATTTTATTATTTGGGACTGCATGTCCAGTTTGTGTAATGGAATCTGTCGCCAGTATGTATTTGAATGGGGATATTGAACATAGAGAACCATTTAATAACGATGGATTAAAACAACTAAAAAACATTATTAATGAAGTAATTTTAGAAAAAGCTAAGACTGATGGAAGGAAACATTAATTATGATAACTAATGTATATTTAAAATCGGAATCCAAGAAAGTTATACCATATCCAGACTGTTATCCAGTTATAACAGTTTTAATAGATAATTATAGAGAAATTAATATTTGTCCAAATAAACTTAGTGACTCTAAAGTAGCAACTTATATGTATGATTCAATTAGTAGAATTGAGTTTAAGCCATGACTCAAAATGTAGTATTAGATGCAACCGTATTAACAAGTCTAATGAATTGTGCTCGATTCTCAGACCTTAGATTCAATCATCATCTTGAATTAATCTCAGGTAAATCTAATTCATTAGAAATAGGTTCAGTTGTTCATAAATATTTGGAAATTAAATATAAATGTCTAATTAATGGCTTAGATAAGCCTACTGCACATGGTATGGGCATGGCGGCCGCCGAATTATATGTAGCTGGCTGTCAATATTGTACTAACTTTGTATCAACTGATGAAATTCCTAAGCCCAAATGTAATCATTCGCCAAATGAATATCCCGGAATTCAAAATACTCCACCGGAATCTGCGGGATACTTAATTGGATGGAAATGGGCATTAACTACATGTGAACAATACAATGAATATTATAAGAATGACCATTGGGTATCTCTTGAAACTGAAGTAGTTAAGGGCAAAATCATTTATGAAGATGAAGATGTCCGTATTTTATGGAAAGCTAAGCTAGACTGGATAGTGGATACTAATCAAGGTATCTTCCCCGTTGACCATAAAACCATGAAACAAAATAGAGAAACTATTTCCACTAATAATCAATTTATGGGTCAATGTCTTGTCATGGGAACACAATCCATGATTAAAAATAATATTGGATTTCAAAAGACTCTCAAGCCTGAAGAAAAGTTCAAACGTGAAGTGATTAGTTATACTGAAGATAGGTTAGAGGAATGGCGTTCAATTATAGTACCATATTATGCTAAACTTCTTTTAATGTATCAGGAAACTGATTTCTATCCACCAAATTTCAGTAATTGTGATGGTAAATTTGGTAAATGTCAATTTTATAAAGATGTTTGTTCAAACAATCGTAATATGAGAGAAGATGCTTTAAGAATGTATTTTAAAGTTGGGCAGGAATGGAATCCAACTAATGATACAGTTGAGGCTGAATGATGGCTAAAACTAAACATATTCACTTATATAAGAGAGTAGATTTAGCTCGTAAGAAAGATACTAAATCTTATCCTGTATTGAAGTGCATGAAGCCTTTATGTAATCATTATATTCCATTGAATTTAGCAATAGGAAAAATGGCTGAATGTAATAGATGTAATGACCCTTTTATCTTAGATAAGGAAACTATCCTTTTATCTAAACCCCATTGTAAAGAATGTATTGTTCGTAAACCTAAACCAGAAGTAGAATCAATTGAAGACTTTTTGAGAGATAAAGGAATTTAGTATGAATAATGAATTAGATTCAAATACACGTAAATTGTTTAGAATTAGATACCATAAAGATAATGTATCAAATTTTATGGATGGTATCTATGTAGGCTTAATTATTGGTTCTGTTACTGGATTTATTGTGGGATTTCTGCTGGGATTAAATTAATATGCCAAACATGAGTAATGTGAATATTGACTCCTTATATTGTCTATTTAAAGGAGAACCTGGTACTAGGAAGTCTACAGCAGCTCTATCATTTCCAGGACCAATCTATTTTTTTGATTGGGATATGAAAATGGATGCTCTTAAATTACCAATGAGAGTATGGGGCGTAGACCCATCTAAAGTAGATTATGATTCATATCAAGATTGGGATAAAGCTCTTGCCAAACTTAAACAGTTTCAATTGAATTGCCCATATAAAACTATTGTAATTGATTCCATTACATCATGTGCCGATGCAATTAATAGACAAACTCTTAAAATTAAGGGTGGCGAAGGTGCTGGTAAGAGAGTAGCCGGTATTCCAGTTAATGGTTTTGAAGATTTTAATGCTGAAGAATCTGCTCTTAAAGAATTAGTAGCATTAACTAAGGACATTAGAGATTACAATAAATGTAACGTAATCTTAATTGGTCATATTATTCAAAAAGATGTTAAAGATGCTCAGGGACAGACACATATGTCTCGCATTTTACTAACAGCGGGTAAAAGTATTGCCCAAAAGATTCCGGCCTATTGTAGTGAAATCTATCACTTCAATATTGAGAAAGGATTTGACGCAGATAAAGGCGGTCAATATGCATTGTTAACTACACATACAGGAGATGACTTCGCTCGCAGTTCACTTCCAATTCAAAGTAAGATTATATTTGGAAATGACCCTCTATATGACAAATGGATTAAACCTGCATTGGCGGATATCAATCAGGCTTATACCCCGGTAACTAAATTCTAATCTAACCAAACATCTAGTTTAAGGAATACACAATGCCTATCATCACATTCTCAGACAAAGATTTACGTCGTGGACAAGTACTTTCGCCCGGATGGTATAAAGTACGCATTGATTCTGTTGGAGAAGCACCTGCTAAGGCTTCTGAAAAGGGACCATCCACAAACTATCCAGTTGAGGCTTCCGTTATCTGTAATGCCGATAATGGTTCTAAGACAATGAAGAATCTTCAGGGTGAAGAAGTTAATCTTGAAGGTATGCCTCTTGATTGGAACTTCAATTCTAAGGCTATTGGATTCGCAGTTGGTTTCCTTGAATGCTTTGGAGTTAAAGTAGTTGCTGGTCAGCGTGTAGAACTTGAAGCTGCCAAAGGTAAGGAAATTGAAGTATATGTTGAAAATGGTGAATGGCAGGGACGTATTGTGAATCGTGTTAATCACAAATATCGTCCTGCTAAAACTTAGTTGTGAGATTCATTATATGTCCGAAAAGCAGTACTAGTCGGGAGCATACTCTAACCAATAAAGTATGTTTAGTATTGGCAAGTAAAGGCGTATGATGATAGGGGCTGCCCATAATCGGATAATATCCAATCTTGGGTAGCCCCGCTTTTAACTTAAATGAATGGGAATTAATACAATGGGAATTTTTGATTATATTCGAAAAGATGGCTCACCATTAGTTGAACTAGATGAATCTGTTGATACTAAGAATCTTAAATCAATTAAAGGTAGAGTAACTAAGGTAGACCCCAAGGGATATGGATTTATTACAAGTGAAGCTTTACCATTTGAACGTATTTTCTTTCATTGGACTAGTCTTAAACATGATACACTTAACTTTAAGAAACTCCTTAGAGGAGCTATTGTCGAATTTATTCCAATTAAAGGCACGGATAATGTAACAAAAATTGAATCTATTAGAGCTATTAAGATTTCAGTTATTAAGAATGGTAAATCTATATGATTAAATTTCGTTTATTTAATAATTGGAATACAAGGCAGAAATGTGAACTCATTAATATATTTGGATTTAATATTTGGAAATATGGATTTGAAATTGCATTATTTAATTTTTGGTTTATGATTGATATGGATAAATAAATGACCCATCTAGCTAAGTACCAACAGACTAATTCATGGAAAGATAAGATAATGATAATGAAATTTTATCATATTTCGTCTAAGTCAACCATTAAACAAACGGCTGCATATTTTAGAGTATCTGTTGGCTTAGTTAGTGAGAATCTTCATTTAGCAGATAATTTAGAAGATATTATTAATTGTAAAACAAGACAAGAGGCACTTAGTAAACTGAAGGAATAATTATGACTAATGATATGATGGGCGGAATGATTCTTGGAAGTGTATTTACATTTATGGGACTTGGCCTATTTCAATGGGGAATAAATACAGGAATTAAAATAGCTATTACATTAGTTGAGAATCATCCAATGGCTCTATCTATTCTCAGGGAAACTAAATCAGCCGCGCATGTTTTACCTCATATTACGAGGCAAAAATAATGAAACCTGAAAATGTTACATGTCCTGAATGTAATGGCCCTATGTCATCCCGTAAGGGAAAGAATGGTTATTTTTGGGGATGTAATATGTTTCCCATATGTAAAGGAACTAGAGATTCAATGGGTAATTCTAAATATGATAAAAGTTCAGATGATGAAGATGATACATGGCATCCGGGTCATCCCAATAATTATGGAGATAAATAATGGACATCAAATGTTATTCATGTGATAAGCCATTAACTAGAGATGAAGCATATGAATGTTCAAATGAATGTTTTGAATGTGAAATTAATCGTTTAGTTTGGCGACTTTGTAGAAATGTATTAAAGGGTCGATTAACATTCAGTCGACTTCAAACTAAGATTGCAGCTCATTTAGGATAATGGATAAAAAGTATATAGCAGGTAGAGGCCCATTAGGGGCTAAAATAATGATTGTATGTGAATGTCCCACATATGAGGATATACAATCAGGGAAATTATTTACTAAATCTAGAGAACTAGACCAACTGTTAAGAGAAAATGGAGTTAATAAAGAATCATGTTGGCTAACAGCAGTTAGTAAATATCATGTAACTCCCAATTCTGGTAAGAAAAAAATACCATTCGCCATTCGAGCTAAAAATGAAGGTATAGACGTTCATCAGCAGATAATGGAATTACAAAATGAGGTTAATTCAATTGAACCTAATGTAATTCTAGGAGTTGGTAAAACTGCATTATGGGCAATGACGGGTAAAACTGATATAAGTAAATTCAGAGGTAGTATATTACTTGGAATGGGACGTAAGTTTGTTCCAACATACAATCCAGAACATCTTAGTTGGCAAGCCTCTGATGTTGAGTTTAAAGGCTATTGGAATAAACAAATAATTGCATTTGATATTAAAAGAGCCTTAAGTCAATCGGGATTTCCTGAAAGAAATATACCCAATCGAATATTACAAATAGCCAAATCATCATATGACTTATCTCAATACATCGACCGATGGAAATCAAAGACTAGAATGGCGGTTGATATTGAAGCCGGGGGACATTTCCTTCCCATATGTATTGGAATATCTTTTGATAAAAGTCATGGAATCACAGCCCCTTTATGGAATAGAGACAGTATATCAAATATACCAGATTCAGATTTAGTTCAATGTTGGATTTTACTCTCAGAATTATTAGCAACTAAAGAAATTGTAGGTCAAAATTTTAATTATGACCGAGATAAGATTAAAAGACTCGGATTCGTAGTTCGGAATTTTGTTAGTGATACAATGCTTAAGGCTATGGCATTAGACCCAGAATGGCCCAAAGGATTAGCATTTAATCAATCTATTTATACTGAAGAACCTTTCTATAAAGATGAGGGAATGTATCAAGGTTCTATTCAAGACTTACTTACAGGTTGTGCGAGGGATGCATGTGTAACTCTTGAAATAGATGAAAATATGGAACCTTTATTAATCCAACTAAATCAAAAAAAGTTCTATGAAAACTTTCTTATGCGTCTACCTGACCTATATTGGGGTATAGAACAACAGGGATTCAATATTGATGGTATTGCAAGAGATGCATTAATGCAAAAATATATTGCATGGGATGAACGCATTCGATATGACTTATTTAAATTAATAGGAACAGAAGTTAATGTAAATTCACCTAAACAAGTAAGTACATTACTATATGATAATTTTAAACTTCCTCCACGTAAGGGAACAAGTGAAGAAGATTTAACTGATTTATTGAATCTCCAATCATTAGAAAAGCATTGGAATAAAAATGAAAATCATAGGAAAGTTATTGAACTCATCTTGGAAGGTAGGCGTGTACGCAAAAGTATATCTACGTATCTTATGGCTATGCCTGATTTTGATGGCCGAATGCGTACAACTTATTTCCCATGCTTGGAAACTGGTCGTTCGTCAACTGGACAGCAAGACCCTCCTATACGCCCTACTGTCGATGTTATTGATGAGACTGGAAAAAAGAAAACGAGAGTATTAGGCACAGCTTTCCAAACAATGACTAAACATGGAGATATTGGACAAGATGTTCGTTCAATGTATATACCAGATAGTGAAGATGAAATATTTGTACAAGCTGACTCAGCACAGGCAGAGGCAAGAATTATCTTCTTACTAGCAGATGATGAGCAAGCATTAGAGGATATAGAAACTCATGACTATCATGCACTTACAGCTTCATGGTTTTTCGGGGGAACTGAAGATGATTATTCAAAAAAGAAATTGGGTTACGAAAGCCCTATTCGATTTGCTGGTAAAACACTTAGGCATGCAGGTCATCTTGGAGCAGGCAAACGTAGGGCGGCAATTAGTGTCAATACAGACGCCCGAAAATATAAAATTCCAATTGTAATTACGGAATCAATTGCCGAGCGTGCATTAAAAATCTTTCATAGTAAACAACCTAAAATACAAGGTATTTTCCATAAATCAATTATAGACCAGCTTTCAAAGAATAGGCAATTATATGCTCCGGTCCCGTTCGGAATTGACGCCCCTATTGGAGGGATTAGAACTTGTTATGAACGATGGGGAGATGAACTTAACAGACAAGCCTTTAGTTATATACCACAACGGTCAATTTCTGATAACACTAAGGGTGCCGGAATTAGGATTAAAGAACGAATACCTTCAATTAAAATTACTATGGAATCCCATGACTCACTCTTATTCTGTATTCCTAAGTCAAAACTTTCGGAATATGCTCCTATCATTAAACAGGAATTTGAGCGCCCAATTGATTTTAGGACTTGTGTTATTCGCAGAAGACCAATTGTTATTCCATGCGAACTCGAAATAGGTACTAACTACCAAGAATTTTCGAAATACAAATTTATGACTCCAACTGATAATAGAATTATAGTACCCAAAATGGTTCCTAAGACGCCGAATGAAGAATTTACAGCCCCTCCTATTGGGGGAGATTCTAAATTAACTGATATTATATATAATGAGCAAATAAGAAAGTTGGGATTATGAGTTATTGTGGAGAACTTAAATTTAAACATTTATCTAGTGAAATAGTTGGGGGTGGAAAATATGAATCTCATATTGAATGGATTCATCCCAATGATATAATTATATATGAAGATACATTAGGTAGAAAATGGGAATTAACACCTATTAATCATAAAGATATTCGGATTCCTTTTTCAATATTGGAGATTAAAAATGAATAATGAAAAATTTAATTTAACTTTATCAGTAACAGGGGAAGATGGGCGTGTAAAACATTTTAAGTTCATACAAGCTGATTCAGCACTTCAATTATCAGTACAATTTAGTATGGCTCTTATTCAAATTATGAGAGATATTCAAGATGAAGAATTAGCTGAATTAAAGAATAGGGCTGAAATAGATGACATTCCATTCTAATAAACCAGAATCATTACGTAATGTAGATAGGCTCACAAGAGATGTTTATTGCGTATTAGATAAAACTGTCTTTAAAGTAATTAATCTACCTGAACCAAAATGCCCATTATGTGGAAATATTATGGTTAATATTATTAAATCTCCATTAACAGGGAAGCTATCGAGCGATAACTAATGGCTGATACGTGGCTAGAAGATATTGTTGACCAGCATAGAGAGTTAGAATCTCCTTTAAGTTTTTGGAAATGGGGAGCACTCGCCGCTGTATCAGCTGTAATGAAAGACCAAGTTTGGGTAGACCGATATTTATATAAGTGTTATCCAAACGTGTATATAATGTTACATGCAGATTCGGGTCTTAAAAAAGGTCCACCTATTAGTATGGCTAAACAACTAGTCAAACAAGTAGGTAATACTAAAATGATTACAGGCCGAAGTTCAATACAAGGTATATTGAAAGAAATGGGTTCAGCCCATACATTACCAGGTGGTAAAGTTAATGCTAAATCAACTGTATTCATATGTAGTTCTGAGCTTTCCAGTAGCATAGTAGAAGACCCTGTTGCAACTAAAATTCTCACAGATTTATATGATAGAAACTATAATGTAGGTGAATGGCAGTCCCTCTTAAAGATGGAAACATTTAATCTTAAAGACCCTACAATAACAATGTTTACTGCTACCAATGAGGCAATGAGTGAAGATTTCTTTGATAAATCTGCTATGGCGGGTGGGTATTTTGCCCGAACTTTCATCATATACGAAACTAAAAGAAATAAAAGGAATTCTCTGGCATATGCATTACGTAATCCCCCTGATTATATTAAATCTGCATTATATCTAAAAGAGTTAGCTAAACTACAAGGCCCATTTCAACCATTTAGTTCAGATACTGAATCAGATATATTTCCATTTAAAAAGATAAAGGATGAAGATAGAGATGTATGGTTTAGTCGAGCAGGATTAATATATGATAATTGGTATGACGCCTTCCTCGACATGATAGATACTCAGGAAGTTAAGGATGAAACAGGTACGCTGAATAGATTTGGTGATTCAGTAATTAAAGTTGCAATGCTATTAAGTTTAGCCTATAAACCTGAACTAATTATAACTGAAAGAGCCATGTTAGAGGCTATTGAAATATGTGAGAAACTAGTTGGAAATGTTAGGAAAACTACGATGGGTAAGCAAGGTATGTCTAATACCTCAATGCTTAAGGCTTTAATCATAAAAGAATTATTAGATAGAGATAATCACCAAATTACACGGACTGTATTGAGTAAAAAACTATGGATGCATTATGGCGATATTACTGAATTAGATAATATCATTGTATCATTTGAAGCAGCCGGAATTTTAATGATTAAACCTATGGGAAGTCAAATAGTTTATGAAATGCCAGCTAATCAGGTTGATGAATTAAAAAAACATTTTGAAGGAAAGGCTAAAAAATGAAACATTATTTGGGGGATGGAGTTTATATTGAAATGGAAGGTTTAGATGTAGTATTAACTACTTCTTATGGAATTGACGAAACAAATAGGATTATATTAGAACCTAAAGTATTAAATAATTTAAATGAATATCTTAAAAGATGGTTTATTGAGAGAAATAAAAAATGAATAAAACAATAGTAATTTATCATGGTGGCTGCCGAGATGGTTTTTGTACTGCTTGGATAGTTAATAAGTATTTTAATGAAAATAATAGAATTAATAATGACCCTGATATTGGAACAATAACCTATCATCCCGGCTATTATGGTCAACCCCCACCAGATGTTAAAGATAAAGATGTAATCATTGTAGACTTTACATATAATCCTGAAATCATGGGATTAATTGCTTATGAATGTAAAAGTCTTATTTGGTTAGACCATCATAAGACAGCCCTCCCAATTAACGACCTGATGATGATGTTAATTGATAGCACTGAATTATATAAGAGTAAACTTAATTTTGTATTTGATAATAGCCGCTCAGGAGCAGGTATTGCATGGGATTATTTCTTTCCAAATGTACTAAGACCTTGGTTAGTTAGTTATGTTGAAGATAGAGATTTGTGGAATAAGAAACTTCCTAAAACAGATACTATTAATGCCTATATTGCCTGTTTAGAATTTAATTTTGATGTATGGACTAAAGCTAGTGAGCATGATATTTTAAAAGCTGAAGTTTTTGGAATTTCGGCGGAAATGAAAACAGAACAATATGTTCGTGAAGTTTATAAGAATGCTTATTTTACTAAAATTAATCAACCTAATATTGAACCTTATAAAGATATGCCTAATTGGACTAAAATACCAACAGTGAACATTTGCCAAGTAGATTGTTCAGAGGTAATGCATGAACTTTGTAAGAAATATCCACAATCACCATTCAGCATGTATTGGTTCAAACGGCAAGATGGTATGTATCAATATGGTATGCGTTCTATTGGTGATTTTGATGTGAGTATTGTTGCTAAATTATTCGGAGGCGGCGGACATAAGAATGCAGCAGGATTTCAATTGGATTATTTATTAGAGGAGTTAAAATGACAGTCAGAGAATTAGTTCTTATGTTAACTAAAGTAGACCAAACTAAACCAATTAAGGGATTAATGGTTGATGATATTGATGATGAACGAGATTTCAAAATAACAGGTGTATCTGAAGATGAAACTGAGGTTAGAATCGAAGGAGTAGAGGAATGAAGGGCAAAATCGTTCACATGATTCCAGGTAAAGTATTTGCATTTATTGAAGCATCTAATGGAAATCGTTTATTTATCCATAAAGATGATTTTGAAGATGATTGGGATACCCTTAGAGCTTTATTTGGAAGGGGTAATAAACCTATTCCAGTTACATTTGAAATGGGTGAAGATTTAGGTAAAGGGCCACGCGCTGCCAAATGTAAATTATTAAAGTTTGATGATGATATGATTGGAAATAACTAATTTAATATGCCCCAATGGTGAAATTGGCAAACACAACAGACTTAAAATCTGTCGCTCGTAAGAGCTTGTCGGTTCGATTCCGACTTGGGGCACCATAATTATATGATTAAACCAATTACTTTATTCAAATTTACATACATTCCATTTGATAAAAAATTTCCAATTAATCATATGGATGTATTTATAAAAGCAGAAACAAGAAAGGAAGCAGAATTAATTGCATTAGCCAATAATTATAAGTTTTTTGGTGAGAGCTATACTGTTAAAGTAAGTGAAGTACTTCATGGATTTAAACAAGATGGGGAAATAGAATGACTATTCCATGCATGGAATGTGATGACAGAATTAATTGTCAATTAAATCGAGTTTGTAAGAATACCCAATCTACAGATACTGCTGACCTTCTTAAGAATTTTGTAGAAAAACTTAGGGAATCTCCAGTAGCACTTACACCAAGAATACCTCAACTAATTGAATTATTAGATAAGGTAAAACAGATTCATATCAAAAAGAATCAGGATTATGCATTAGAATCTAATCCTTATTCCAATTTTGAATTTGCCGCAAGTATTTCTGAGGAATTTAAAGACCCAGTTGATAAAGTATTTGTAACCCTAATTGGTGTAAAATTAGCCCGTCTCACAGTATTATTGGGTAGAGAGGAAGGTCCATTAAATGAATCAATTGATGATTCATTCCTAGACCTTACTACATACACAGCGTTATGGGCTTCATATCGGTCATATAGACATGGATTATAATTATTGCTTTGGACCCCCATATCGTTGCATACCCATACCAAAATATGATGGAATAATAGCAGGTGCATTTTCGGGATGAAATTCTTGATAATTCTCTAGATTAAATCCCGGAAGTAAATCGGGATTTTCCGTTAGTAATTCTTTTAAGTCTTGAATTACGATGGGAGTCATTCGTTTAACAACTTCTTCAGGAATATTAAATTTCTGTCCTTTAAAATCTTTACCCCTTAACATACTTGTTACAAATGAAAGAACAGGATGTAATTTATTTTCTGCAAATCGACCCATTACATCTAATCTAGTATCTCTACCAAATTTTTCCCCAAGATTATATGTATTTCCAGTAGTTGAAGATGTAGTCTTACCTTCAATCATTTTGGATAATAAAACTTCATATTGTTGAAAACCCGCGAATGGGTCAATACGTGTATTTCCAATTTTAATTTTTCCATAATCGGCTGATGTTTTATTGGAATTTACTTCACCCATACCTGAGAGTTTAACCATCTGGCCTAATAAATTACCTACTCCTGCTACAGCTAATAAGGATTTAAGTGCTTCTTTACGAACTATCGGATTTTTACTAACTAATTTTAGTGGAAGTTGAATTCGGCTTGCAATTAATCTAGGCGCAAAGAATGTAGCATTTAAAGCATTCGCACTTGATTCCAATTTACCTAAATTACCACGTCCTGTAGCTGTATTTACAAAATCTGCAAGTGATTTTAATAGGGGTTCATTTATTGAAGCATCAATCCCAATAGCTTTACTAGATTTAACTAATGATTCATATGTATCAGCCCTAAGATTATTTAAAAATGCAGTATAAGCTCTATTAGAGGCGCGAACGCCCGGAATTCTTTCTGCCCATGTACTTGCAATTCTTTCTTCCCTACTACTTAAATTTGTTAAATCATTTAAACTTAATCCAGCTTTATCAGCAATAGACTTTAATTCCTTGCCAACTTCAGTAGGTAATTTTTTAAATAATGGTCTTTCGCCCAAAGCTTTTTGACTAGCTTGAAATCCTTCTTCAGAAGTCCAAGATTGAAACATTGGTCCCAAAGATTTCCAAAATTCTTTTTTATGAATTAATGGTAATCCTTGTCGTAATGGAGCAGATAAATCTAGAGTAGCCTGCATAGCGCGAGGAAAATTAAAGGCTTCCATTAATTTATTATTTTTAATTTTATCTACATCTGGTCCTAAATGTTCTCTACCTAATGGTGCTAATGGGTCTTCATTTAATCCTTCAATAATAGGAGGTTTATTAGGAGGTTTAATTGGAGGAACTGGGGGTTTAGTCAGTAATGAAGTAACTGCTTCCGTAGGTTTATGTAATGCTGGAATATCAATTTCACCTGCATCCTGTCCTTTTAAAGCAGCTTTAAGTTTAGTTCGTACTTCATTTGCAATATTTCTTGATTGAATTTCATCTAATCCAGTATGTTCCATTACAAACTTAAGATAATCAGCATCCCTCTTTGATGGGGTTTTTTGGCTAATAATAAATAATGCTTTATCTAAATCTGATTCAAATTTGGGTTCATAACTTATATTCCCCATATTAAATCGGGGTTTTGCGCCTTGTAAATCTTTAGGTAAAATCGGAGCTCGATTTTTAACAAAAAACTTAGAATTTCTATCTATATCAGGCTTAGTCGGCTTAATATCGTTATCACGTAATTGTTTAAACAAGATTCGGGCTTCTGCTAATTCATCTCCTGATAAACTTCCATCTCTAGCTTTATCTCTTAATTCATTTAATCTATCCAACTTAGTTCCTTTAGGCCATTCTGGAGCTGGATGATATTTAGTTGGAGGTTTATCAGGTTTAGTATTTTTTAATAAATCTTCACCTTCTCTAATAATTCTAGATGCTCCATCTCCAGGATATAAGTCCATAATATTGGGTTCAGATTCAACAGGAACAGGTTTACCAGTCTTATCAAGTATTTCACCCGTATCTTTATCAGTGAAAGTTCCATCCCTATTAATAATTATTTTACGTTTAATGGGTTTAGCAATAGCTTCTTCCATTACAGAAGATTCTACAGGAGGCGCATCAATCTTAGATGCAATTTTGGGAAGATTAGATTTCATTCCCATAATACCACCAGTTATTTCAGCTAATCCTTGTCCACGTTCACCCCAAGTACTATCCGGACTAACTATATTACCAATACCATGTCCAGCTACTAATGCAGACGCCCCTTTAGCTCCATAATTAAGTATTTTTGCTAATCCTGATAATCCAGCTTTAGCAGCCGAACCAGCACCCATAGTTGCTAAAGCTGTGCCAACATCTAATGGATTAAAAAATTCAGAAGCTCCCTCTAAAGCACCAGCTCCAAATCCTTTAATACGAGCCATTAAGGGACTTCTATCCAATGACGGAGAATCAATTGTATTAGCTAAACTATCTGTTATATCTTTAATAAATTGTGGACGTGTAGTTAAATGTTCCCATAATGATTTGGAATGTTCAGTATTATCTGGACTTTCAATGTTTTTAGTATTAGGGTCAGAAGTAGCTAAATTAGCTAATTTAGGCTCATTTAAGGGACTATCGACCAGACCTGCTCTATCTATCTCAATCGGTTTAGTCGTTTGTCTAGGGGCTTCTAATGAGGAAACTGAACTTTGAGTTGATGAAATAGGTATACCATTATCATCTAATAATTGTTCATCCTGTAAGGGATTCCCATTATCATCTAATAGGGTATCTAACTTTTGAATAGACAATTGACGAGCCATTATTGACTCCCAGTTGCAGGTTTAAATCCTTTACCTGTCCAAATACCGGGTTGACCATTACCCATTGTATAAGTTTTACCAATTTCACGTTGTTCTGGAACTGGTAATTGATTAGTAGTTTTAGGTAGCGTAGTATTATTATTATTATTATTATATTTAGGAGTTCTAGCTGAATCTCCATAAATAGCATTATAGATTTCTGAGCGTTTAGCTTCAGTTAAATCATTCGCACCATATCCATTACCTACAGGAGCAATAGTTCCATCTGCATTAATATGCATAGCCCATTCGGGATGTTCTGATTTAGCTTGTTGAATTCGATTGTCAATTTCTTTCGCACGTTGCGTAGGAAGCATATCCTTTAAAGGAGTAGCCGTTCCCTTTAATGCAATTCTACCTTCCTGTCTTTTCCCCTCTAATTCAGTTTCAAATATTTGTCTATCTTCCTGTAATGCACTAGTATTTTTATTCTTAATATCCGTTAATTCTTTGGTATTACCAAATTGTTTATCAATAATTTTATTACGATTTTCATTTTGTAAATCCAATTTTTCACGAGGAGAAAGTTGAGAAATACCCGTATCAATTTGTTCACCAGTAATGGGATTAACCATAATCACATTACCATCTTCATCTTGAACAAATTTATTATTAGGATGCTTTGCTTTCCAATCAGCAATACCTACACGTTGACCAGAAATATCTCTATTTAAATCAGTATTTTCATCTCTAATCTTTGATTCTTTATCACGCTGATTTAAAGATGCTTTTTGAAATGCAGTCATATCATTATAGGGGTCATGTCCCATAACAACATTCATAGGTTTAGTACTCTGCCCAGCTTGTGGAGCAGATGCTTGACGTGCAATTTTTTCTAAACCAGCAGTTCTACCACTAGGTCCATTATCAGAATCAGGTCCATATAATCGGGCCGAATGATACATTCCCATAAGTGTATCTAATGGGTCAGCACTTCCACCATAAGTAGGCTGTGATGGGAGTGGTTGAATTGGGAAAAGACTATTCATTCTAAGTTTATCAATGAATCCCATATAATTATCCCATCCTCGATAAGCCATTACCCGACTGTGATGCACGAATTAAATCCATACCAGTTTGACCACGTTGCGCTTGAGCATTATTCAACATAGACTGTTGCTGGATACCCTGACCTTGACTTGCAAGAGCCTGTTGACCAAATAATGCAGCCATTGCAGGAGTAGTTCCATATAATGAACGCTGACCCTCAAGTGATTGAAGCTGATTATTAAATCCAGTATTATTGATATTCTGATTAGCATTAGAATATGCTAATTCCATCTGACGATTTAATGCATCAACTCTCCGAGCTTCTTCAGCATTAGTTTCATTAACTTGATTAGCTCTATCGGATTCTCTTGAATTCCATTGATTTTGAAATTCAGATTCCCTAGCAGCAGTAGCAGCAAGTGGAGCTAATTGATTTAATCCAGCTAATTTACCAGATTGCACCATTTCAGCAATCTTAGCATTAACATTATTAGCTTGATTACCAATTACATCACTCGCCTCTCTACCCATACGAGAAGCAGCAGCACCAAAGTTAGGTGAATACCCCCCTTGTAGGGATTTTTGACGAGCCATATTTCGCTGTAAATTAGCATAAATACTACGAATAGGCGAAATACCACGTTCGCGCATTGATGATACATCAGTATCAGAATATCCGCCAGTATCAACAAAATTTTGGGCCGCGCCGAATGCATTATCTAATTCACCAGTTCGTTGATATTGTGGACCCTGTGTATATTTAGAGAAAGTAGGAGAAATAGGAACATATGAAAGATTAGCAGAAGTATTCTGTCCACTACTCCTACCTAAGTCCTGATACCCCTTCATAATCCTATCGTAATCTTCACCCCCCTGCATTACTGAAGATTCATATACACTAGGAGCTTTTGGAAGTGTGCCTTCAGGTCTATATCCATTATATCCCTGTTGTACCATTCCGTTCATAAATGAGCCAGCCATATATTTAATTCCTTAAAAAGGGTTAGACGTAAACTTTGCCTTTTTTAACTTGAATATGGAAATGTTCATTATCCATACCAACATCTTCGAATATTACAGTAAATTTAGTGTCATCTAATATAGATGCTAATCTATCTCTAAATTCTTGTTTAATCATTAGTGTAGTAAAATTCTTTGACTTTAAATCTATTGCTTCATCAGTATAATGTCGAGAAGTTGGTAAATGTGTTGAATCATTAATTGAAGTAATAACCCAATCTAATGGATATGAAGGAATTTGTTCATTATTAAGTTTATATAATGTATTAAATATATGCATAATTGCAGGAGTTAATTTATTTATTCGTACTGTCAGTTTAAATAAAATCATAACCACCCACCAAACACAACTTTACCTGTTGCCTTATTATCACCAGTCCAATCGTGTTCAAATACTCCCTGAATTTTTAAAGTTCCATTAAAAGGATTACGTTGAATTCCTACAATAGCTTTAACTCCTTCTTCATTAACTGCGCCAATGAAGATTAGTCTGTGTTCCTTAGAAACATCACCATTAGCAATCGCATCATCTACAACTGCTTTTAAATAACTTTGAGTAAATACCTTCGGAATAAGGGGATTATCCATTCTTAATATCCTCATCTCTACCTAATCGGCGATGTAATGCTTCAGTGATAGTAGCATTTTTAGTAATCGCACCTGTATTTTCCTTTACAACTTGCATTAACATTTCACTTTGACCTTTCCATTGGTCAGTAAAAAGTTTAACATCCTTTCGGTAAAAGATAAACATTATTCCTGCTAATATTCCACCTACACCCATAGTAGCAAAAAATTTTAATCCCTCAAATTCATTCATTTGTGATGCATCCATACTATTTAACAGTTTCCGACCCATCAATGGTAATAACTAAACCAGTACTTGAAGCTCCACCTACTAGGAAGTCTGTAGATTCCATACGAGTTTGCATATAGTAATCAACATTACTATTAGGAGCAACCGCAATATCTTTTGCCCATTCTGTTCCAGCAGTATTCGCGCCTGTTGCACCAATATATAATCTAAAGGTAAGAGAACCCGCCGTTGTATTGGTAATATGAATATGAGTCATAGTACCAAATAGTAAAGCCGACGCAGGATTATAAATATTTGTTACATATGTTCCATTCGCTAATGCTACTGGACCCGCTAATCTACGATTTGTTCCTGCCATTGTATTTAACCCCCTAACCTAATTAAAAGTAATAACCCCAAGAACCTTCTCTTATTGTAATATCTGTATTAGCTGCTAATTCATTAGCTGCTTGAACTGTAACCGTTCCATTTGCCGTTGCTAAAAATCTACCTTCTATCATAATTAACATATCAACATTGGCTGTAATGGTGGCAGTTAATGTTGTCATACCTTGCCATGCAGCACTATGAAATTGTAACCATGTTTGAACACCACCTGTATCACTACTTAAAACAGTTTGATAGGTATGAAATTTATCAATAGTTCCCGTAGGACCATTCATATCAACTTTCCATCCAGTAGTCGTAGCTGCTGAACGGAGAGCAATATAAAAATGAAATGAATATCTACCACCATTTACAACAGGAAAACTTAAGGAAGTAACATCAACAAATGTTCCCGCACCCGCATTAATAGTTTGATTAGAAGTTGTTCGTACTGTAGTTAAATCAGAACTACCTGCTGGTCCAGCCGGACCGGGTATAGTTTGTCCATCTTCACCATCTTGACCATCCATACCCATTGGACCTAATGTTACTGGTCCAGCCGCTCCAGTAGGTCCAGTCGCACCGGAAGCTCCAGGACTACCAGCATTACCGGGTATAGGCATACCATCTTCACCATCTTGTCCATCTAATCCCATAGGTCCAATAGTTATAGGACCAGCTGCACCAGCAGTACCAACCGCACCATCAATACCCCTTGCACCGGGAGCACCTATTAATCCATCCTCTCCATCATTACCATCTATTCCGGGAGGCCCAGGACTTCCATTGATTACAACTGTAGTAGTTGTTCCAGTTCCCGTACTAGTTCCAGTACTAGATTGTAAATCTCTTAAATTTTTTAGAATTTCATTTATAACTTGATACAAAGCAGGATTATCCTTCTGGATTCCAGAAGTTAATAATGTGCCTTGTAATTTACTTAAGTTAGCAGCCATTACTGTTGTGGATAGCTAGATGCCGATTCTTTAACAAATGGAATAATAGTATTAACATTAAAGTATTCAGATTCAGCTGTTAATCTAATTAATACTTGTATTCCCTGTTCTCTAAAATTAGAGAGTCTATTAACTAATCTATTAGTTGTACTTTCTAGAGCTGTATCTGCCAGAAATTGAGAACGAGTATTACTTAAACTAAATACAGCAGTTTTTAAGTTACCACTACCTACAATACGCATTCGCACGGCAGTAATATGACAAATAGATTGAATACCTTTATTCATTGAAGTATCCAGTTCTTAAGTAAGGGTCAGGAATTTTTAAATCAATTGTAGTCGATGGAGTAACTGACCTATCGTAATACGTATCATTACGTTTATCAGGAACGATTGTATAAACTCCAGAACTGTCAACTAAAATTGCATTAAGTAATGCAAGAGATACCCATCCAGTAAATTCAGTCGGCGCAAGTGCTAATATTCTAATTCTTTTTCCACCATAAGGTAATACCCGATAATAAACATAATCATATGATGGAATTAAAAATCGAATTGCAGTCTTACTTTGACTGATAATATTAGCTCGTGGGATTAATAATTCGGAAATTGTGGGATTTCCAAATTGGTCTAATACATTATCATTTAACCATTCAATTTTAAGGTCAGTAATTTTATCTAATACTCCAGGAGCACCATCTGTAATAACTACTTCAGAACCAGGTGCTCCATCAGGATTAGATACACCTAATGTAGTACTCCATAATGAATAATTGGCTCTTAAACTCCAATAATTAATATTAATTGTTGTGTTTGCAAATGGAATTGGCCCACATGCACTAGCTTGAGAATCATGTTCAGCTACTACCAATTCAAATCCTAATTCACCCATCATTTTACTAATCCCATATTGTAAAGCAAATACAGATATAGGATTAGTTTCAACATAAGCTCCAGGATATGTTTGAATTCCTACTTGAGAACCATTATACATTACCCTAAGTGATACTGTACTTAAATTAGCTGTATTTGTTACAGCTACTGAAAACCAAGGATTAATACTTGTATACATTAATCCTGGGGGGTAATCAGCTGAAAAATAATCAACATATTGATTATCATTAAACCAAATTAATCGAGTAGTTGGAGTAAATCCCAATGCATAATTAGGGGGATTTGGGGAACTAGTTGCATAATAGGCATATGTGAAAAATGTAGCTGGAGCACAAAATACTTCTTTAGTTCGTGCGGGGCCAAGTTTATTAGCTGGTGGAATTGCCGTTTGTAAAAATGTAATAATTTCAGCATCAGTAGCCTGAGCTGGGGGATTTAAATGAGTTCCAATAGCATTACCCAATTGCCACTTATTTGTATTAAAATATGGATTTATTACCGTTGAAGGTAAAAATTTAACAAATCCTGAAGAAGGTGGAACAGGCATATTTTATCCTATTATAAAACTAAATCCGCACCAAGAACAATTTCATCAATATTTACAATAGCTATGCAATTAAGAAATACTTGATAATTCCAAGTAGACCATCTAATATTCTTTGCATCATATCCATTAGCATAATCGCCTACTAAAAGACGACCATCAGGTATAACACATAGTATTTGTTTAGTAACTGGAGAATTAATAATTTGAATTTTTCGATAAAAATTTCTATCTTGAATGAACCATAGTGCTTGAATTTTCCAGGTTAATTCAGGTAATACATATTTACCTGAAAATAAAAGAATTCCTGCATAAGTTGCTACGATTAAAAAGTCTACTGAAGTTGAACCCGAATCTAATACAGTAGCAATTCCATGAACTGAAGTTCCTAAAGCATTATCAATAACAGTTAATTCCCATGATGATGGAACATCTCCATTATCAATAAATCCTATTGTTCGTGACCTCTTAAATACATATAAAATATCACGTAATTCCTGAGCATTAGTAATAGGATTACCATCGGGGGGTACAATTAGTAATCCATCTATTTGAGAAATAGCTTCTGGTTCACCCGCTTCACTAACCCATACAGCTGATATATCCGTAAAGGTAGCTCCAACCACAAGCCTATTATGATAAATACTAAGAACAGCACCAGCTGGAATTTCAGCAAAATTATCAAGTAAGTGAGAAGCATCTTCAAGAAGGTCAGCATCAAAAAATGAAACATTATTAAGGAATAAGGTAACATTATCATTGATAGTGCCATTTGGGATAAAATAATAAATATAACCAGTAGTATTACCGTTATATCCTGTAATAGATTTAGTAGCTACAATATGTCTCTTAACTACAGTCGCGCCGCCAGTTGGAACCGTACCAAAGGATACTGAATTAGTTGATACCGTAGTAAATGAACTAATAGCCCCAATACCAGAAAGAGCACCAGTATTAGATTCAAAAACTACACCAAATAATTTAAATCCCGGGTCTGTATTTCCAGCAGCACCATTCGCAATACTTAATGCACCAACAGGAGCTACACCAGCAGCTTTTACAGCAGGTAATCCCGCTCCAAGATATACATAAACAAATTGACCTGATAATCCTTTTTGAATATTTAAATCACCTGTTGTAAATGTTCCAAAAGGACTTAAATATGCATATCCCGCATAAGACGCGAATGCAAAATCAGTCATTCCAGTTACAGTTAAAATTAAATACACGGTAGCTGAATTAATTACATGATAAATTTTACCTGTAGTTCCATCATAAGTTAATACAAGAGTAGTATTAGCAGTTTGTGTTGCATAATTATATATTCGTTTTACATCTTCTAAAGGAACAGCTACAATTTGACTTAATCCTACTCCATTCCTAGTAACCCAATTTTCACCGACTGCCATAACATTACTACAGTCTTGAAAATGGTCTAAAGGTGTATTTTCAGGACTATTACGTTGCCATAGTCCTTTAAAATTTTGTAAAACTATTGGTTCGTGATTTCTCATTTTAATTTATGGAGGTAGGATTATTAGTCCTACCCCCATATAAACTAATTCACTAAATTAATTAAGCATTACCCTGAATATAAACTACATTAACATCCATTTTACCAGCTGTTAATGCAAATGCAGCAACAGTCAAAGTAAGACGAGTTGCAGCAGTCACCTTAACATATGTAGCAGCAGTAAACACCGGAATAATTGCTAATTGTCCAGCTGCATATGATGCAACCGCAGTAGCAGCATTTAATGATGCTATCTGAGCACCACTACCCAAACCTAATGCAATAGTAGCAGCACCACCAGATGTTAAAGTAGTAGTAATATCAACAGTGCCACCTAAGATGATAGCATTTGCAGGAAGGGTAGGACTATTAGATGGAGTAATAGTTGAAATTGCACCCCCATCAACAGCAAAATCATAAGTCATCTTGGCATTACCAACCTGACCAAGACCACCATTGCCACTTACATTACCACTCGAATTTACCCAGGTAGGTGATGCAAGAGTTCCAGCATTAACATATAAAACACCATTAGTATAATCTAATAAAAGACTACCAATACCTGCTTTACCTGCAAATGTGCCAGAAGTACCATTAGTAGGAGTGCCTGCATTTGGTAAAACTAAAGTATTACGTTTTACCAAACCAGAAAGCATTGCCCAAATATTAGTTCGACCTAACTGAAAGTAATCAACATTTTCAATAGCCATACTCTAGTCCTTTTAATGAACGCATCCAATGATGCAAGAGTTAGTATCCGCGTTGTTTGTATCCCTGTCTAAATGGCCTCCTTCTAGTATTAATTCGCTGTCTACCTTTAGTACCTACACCTAATACTCTATCTAATCCCATTCCGGCAAATCCATTGAGTTTATCCGCTCGCATTTCATTTTCTTCAATTAATTCTGCCATTAATGAAGCTGTTCGATATGCAAGAAAGGATAAACCATTAATAATATTAAGTTCGGCTAATCCATCAGTAACGACTGTAAAAATTTGACGAATGTAAGTTAACTTAATATCATTATCTTGATTAGCTGGAAGAAACTTAATCTTTTGTCCTTCCCAAACGTAATTCCCAAATTGGGAAATTTGTGTTCCAGCTAAAGATAGATTTAAAGTATCCACCCTAGTCATTGGAATATATGGGTCAATACCTTCAGACCTTTCCCAAAGTAATTTTGGCTCAATTAAATCACTTGGTAATTTCGGAATCGGGGGTGCAGTTGGAAATTGAATAACTGATTGTCCCGCTGGAATATTAATTACAGCTGAAGATTCATCAGTAACTGGAATATTATTTAATTCAAATTCTTCCTGTAATTCCCTTAAAGCCATATTAAGATATGGAACTTGAATGGTATAGGTATAAGTTTCCCTATTTGAATCATTCATTGCAGCCGCAGCTGCATCCATTACTTGTCCTGATGTTAAATCTGGAGTTGCCATATTCTTAATCTCTAATCTTTAAGCAGTTAATCCCAATTCCTTAGCTTTAGCTTTATCAATAACTTGATGGCAAGAGCCACAAATTGGGAAAAGAGGATTACGCATAGCTCCACAAGCTACACAAGCAATATTATTTACATTACTAAAATCTTGCATCCAATCTTTATTCTTTAATGCAAGTTCCTTAGCAGCTAATCGCATATCATCTGAAATTGTTAAAGGATTAGCACCTGAACGTGACCATAATGTATCGGCCATTCGTACTAAAGCAACATACCAATTTCTCTGTTTACGAACCGCAGTTTTAAATATTTCAGGATGTTCTTTCTGTGCATTAGCTACAGACCATTCACCCGGAAGGAAGAATAAACCAGGCATAGTTTCAGACATATCACATGCTAAAATACCATTACAGTAATCTTTAACAATAGATTCAGCTATCTGTAAACTATGATTTGGAATTTCAAGTAAGGGTTGATTTTCATCAATTTCTCGCCACCAACTAGAGGAACCAACTACTAATGCTACAGGCTTTTCAGGACTTCCAGCAGGAATATGAAAGATACCTGGTTGAACAGTGGGTTTCTTTTCAAGAATTTCCTTTGGAAAAATTGAAAATACGGTAGATTTATCAGCAGGATTAATAGGTCCACGAATAGTTTGACGATTCCGTGTTGCAAATAATGACATCTGAATATCCTTTACATTAACTAATGGGCTTTCAGGGCTAAAGCCTTATTAAATCTTAGATGGCCCCGTATAACCAACACCTTCACCATGTACAATTGCACCGTGTAATCCCGATTCATCACCAAATAGTTTTTCAACTAATTGGTCAACTTCTTTCTTTTTAACTTCTAATCCCTGTTCTGCATCCCCATAGGGGTCTTTATATTTCGCGAGTGAGCTTTTACCCATAGCAGCATAAACAGTATCAATCACAAGTTTACAAACATCAATTCGGGGTGGTAAAGAATGACCATTACCATCTTGGAATACCCAAATTGGTTCATAGGATAATTTAGATGTTGGTAAATCTTTTTCATTATTAACTGGAACAATTACAAGTCTTTCTAATACCCACTTTTCTTTAATCCACTGCCTATATTTAGGAACTTCTCTGACTTCCGTTACTGTTCGTAAATATAGCCCAGACCTACTAAAATCATCATAAGTTCCAAGTCTTTTTTCAAACTGGTCTTCAGACCATACAATTTTCCATATTGGGAGTCCCGTAACAGTATCTACACCAAATATGTCAATTAATTGTTTATTAAGAGACTCAATTCCTTCACTAGTAATCATATATCCTCAATACTGTATGCGTTTATTGTATGCGCATCCCACATCTTATTTAGACTACAGCCTTAACCCAGTATTTGTTACTGGAAGGGTCATAGCATAAGTCAATTGGACGATTCTGAATAGGCTGATAAGCTGTCTTCAGATTTCCTGCAACACTAAATACACCCGGAGAAGCATCAGTAAAGCAGAGTGTCAATTCATGATACCCTGTAACTGGTGGAGTAACAGTAACCGTACCAACAGTTCCAGTAAGAAATGTTAGTTTAGCTACAGGCGCGACAGTTGCAGCGGAAGCAATAGTAACAGGCTTCTGTTGCAAACTACTTTGAACGGTACTAAAATCCTGAAACTGTAAATCAGATGGCATTGTATCCTCTTAAGAAACAGTAAGGGTATAAGAATTACCTGAAACAGTACAGGTAATAGTAGTTGCAGCTGTAATGTCATACTGTTGAGTGACACCATTAGCTACAATAGTAAGAATTTCATTTGTAGTGTCAATACCAAAACTAGTAACACCAGAAATGACAATCGCAGTGGCAGTAACTCCGGGACCAATTTTTGCGGTAACGGTAGCTGTACTAGGCATTGTATCTCCTTTATATCCTAATTAATAGCCAGAAGGAACAGCAAGACTATCAATATAGGCACAAGCAGCAGGATTATTAACGAACACCTGCATACCATTGACCATATAGAAGATATCAGCCGTTAACACACCACCAGAAGGTCCACGAAGTTCAAAAATACTACGTCCATCAGTCTTATAAAAACCAATGGGTAGAACTTCACCACGACCCCAAACTTCATCCGTAACAAAGTCAATACGTTCCTTGTTCCAGCTGAATGATTCCTTCGTCCCTGCACCAGCAAGTTGCATCTTATCAAAATACATGTTCAAGCCTTCATCCTTATTCTGCTTCTGAATAATAGACACAGCCTGACCAATATCCTCATATGCCTGCTTCTGACAAGGATGTAACCATGCATTAGGATTAAAGTTATTATCAATACCAACACGATTACCAATTTTATTAATTGCTAATCGAGGTAACGGTAATGATAATGCAGCACCCGCAGCATTAACACGGCTTGCACGAACTTCTGGATTAGCAGCCCGTGAAATACCAAGCCAAGTACCAGTACTTGCATTAGAATGATGATAAGGCACACCATATAATGCAGGTAAACTAGCAGGAGCAGTAATACCAGCAGTAACTAATACGTCAGTAGCAGTCGCGCCGGCAATAGCAGGAGTAACCTGAATGGTCTTATTCTCAACGTCCCACTGAGTAATAATACCACTACCACGGAGAGTTGCTAAGGTAGTATCAAATACTTGAATAGTCTGACCAGAGCGAACTAAACGTGCGCCAAAATCAGTACTAAGAATATAAGTATCAACACCACCCGAAGTAGACACGTTGGAAAGAATTCCAACCTGTCCAGTTCCTGCCTGCATTAACTGACTATCAATCTGACGACGAAGCTCATCTAATGCAGTAGCCGTAAGACGACGGACAGCATTAGTAACAGACTTCCTATCAGAATCAGTAGACCACTGAACTAACTTCGTATATTCAATTGCTTCTGCAACGAATACACTAGAAAGTACAGCTTTATCCCAAGTTGGTCCACCACCACGTCCTAAGTCTCCACCATTTGGGTCAAAATACTGGAAACTTCCACCGGGTCTAATTTCAAGAGGCACACGCATCTGACGTTGACTAATTACTTCAACATCACGCTTCTTAATATTAGCGTAAAACTTATCGTCACGCTCAAACAGAACTCGAATCTTAGGGAGAACCCTTTCTAATTCAAGTGCTGTGACATTAGATTCAACTACTGCCATGTTATATAATCCTTTGAAATTAATCCATTTCTAAAAATTCTTTAGTAGTCATACCCCGAGGGATATCACTGGCTGATTTAATTCGTCCACTTGTCTTTTGGGTCGTGGAAGACCGGCCTGATTGGGACTTTTTATCGTCCATATTTTCATTAATTTCAACAGTATCATCATCTTTATTGTCATTTGCCTTACGAGTCATACCTTTAAGAGCTTCATTCCTAACACTCTTAATAACTGGTAATAGAAGACCTTTCGCCTTTGTGAAATAGGCCGATTGAATTCTATCCATTGATTCTTTAGAATATTCACTTTTCTGAGCCGACTGCCAAAGCTTATCAACGATAGATTTAAATCTACTATCTTGATTCATTAACTGTTCAACTTTATCAAGTGAATCCTTAACGGCATTCTTTCTAACGTAATCACTCATTGACTTTTTAGGGTCAAGATTAGTTTCAATCGTAGCCTTTAAGCGATTATTAACCGTAGTTTTTAATTCATTACTTGCAGTTGTAAATTGACGCTTATTAAATTCTTTTTCTCTATCACTAATCTTATCTTCAACTTTAGTATTAGCCGATTTCTCAACAGCTAATTTAGTCTTTGGAGTCCACTTAGAAGATGCAAATGCAAACTTATGTAAAGTTTGTGCTGCTACCTGTAAATCTTCATCCTGAGATTCTTTGGCTTCCTGAACCATAGCCATAATAGTGTCCTTAAGAACATTACCCAAAACATGATGATAAGCTCGTGGGTCAACTTGAGCTAAAGTTCCCATATAATCATCCGCAATTTTAGCGAATGCTTCAGGATTTTCTTTATTAACTGCTCCTAATAATTTAGCAATATCTCCATTACCTAAATCTTCTTCAAATGCATTTAGTGTATTTCTTGCAGAAACGGCATCCTTAGCATCTTCAATAGTCGGAAGAATTGCTGTGAATGCTGCATCCCGATAATAAGCAGATTCAAGATATGGAAACTTTTTAAATAAATCTGGATATGCTTTAAGAATCTCAGCCCTTCTAACTGGAGCAACTAATTCAAGTTTTTCAGGGTCTGGTTCTTTTAATTCTTCTTCTAATTCAGCTAATTCATCAACTTCTTCAATTTTAACTTCTTCTTTAGTTTCATCTTCTTCAGTTTCAGTTTCAGTTTCTTTAGTATCTTCTTTGACCTCTTCTTTTTTTCTTTTAGTGTCATCATTTAAGTTTAATGCTTCAGGTTTAACTTCAGTTTCATCTGGCTTAAGGAAATCAAAAATATCTTCCTTACTCATTTCCTTGGGTCCAGATGAACCCCCAGCATCAGTAATAGTATCGACGGGAGCCGTATAATTATTGAATTGTTTGAACATTTGCTACTCCAGTTATGGGTGCTTCTTTATTTGAATTACCACTGGGCTTCTTAGAAGATGGAGCACCTTCACCTTCAGGAGCCATAGTTTGAGCTTGCATTGCCATTTGTAATTCTGTTAAATGTAATTTAGCATGTAACAAAACATTTTTATATCCCTGAGGATTTTCAACTTTAGCCTGCCGTCCTGCTAATGATACTAGCCAACCCCGACAAATATCAAATCTAATTGGATGATTATCAATTTCTTTATCAATTTCAATAGACGGCATTTCTTGTGGAGGTAATTCTTGTCCCATCATAGCTGCCTGTTCCATCATCATTGGGTCGGGAGGCATTACGATAGGTTCAGATTCTAATAAAGATTTAATTTCATCATATTCAGCTTCTCTATCATCTTCACCAGGCACATAGATATCATTCAATCCAATTGCATCACGAATAATATCTAAATTTTCGGGTGCAAGAATAATCTTAAGTAAATCAGGATTAGGACTTAAAAGAAGCTGCATTACAATATCTTTCTTCTGATTCCAAGTCAAAGGAAGATTTTCATTTGCTTCTAATTCAACTTTACCCAACTTACCTTCCATCTCAGCAAGTTTAATGAATGAATTAATGAAAGAACCATCTTCTTTCATCTTAACATCTTTTTCATCCACTTTCATACACTTAATATACATTGGAATTGCTTTGCCGAATATGGTTTTCCACCATACCCCAAACATTTTCCAAGTATTTTGTAACCTTTGTAATGCCTGAGCTTTAGACATTGAATCTTGAGAAGCAGTCTCACTATCCATCTGTCCAAATAATGATGGAAGTGCGCCAGATACTAATTGACCCATTTCCTGAATATTCTGAGCAAATGGTAATACTTCACCACTTAACTGAGCAGTTTTCACATCATGAAATGCATCACCAATAGATTTTCCAGCTTTAGGTTTAGCAGGAAAGATACCACCAGGTAATACTTCAGACTGTTGATAAGCATCAAAATCTAATACATTGGGGTCCGCGAATGTTTGACCAATTCCATGTTCAATAGTTTGAAGTACTAATGAATTAAGGTCATTTGTAATTTCTTGAATACTTGCAAGTAAAAGTCCCAGTGGGTCAAAATGAACAAAATCAGATAATGGATTGTAAGTAAGAGTCCAATGGTCATCTAGATTTTCTTTACAGGCTTCTGCAAATTTATCATTAACCATACAAACTTTAACGCCATTTGGAAAAAGTTTTTTTAATCCTTTAACTTCATGTTCATCATGTAAAACATTAAATGATGCGGGACGTAACCAAATTTGTCGAATAGTTACATTATTAATAGGATATTCACCCTGATATTGTGGACTAAGACGTGCCCACTGTTCATACATATCATATGGGCCAGCTGGATTGCCTTGTAAATTTTTAACTAAATCAGTCTTCTTTAAATGTTCAAATTTCTCAATCGCATTTGCATAATGAGTTTCATAATTATACATTAAATATAGACATTCAGACTGTCTACGGGCATAATTAGGAATCTTAATGTTCAAACCGCCATAGCATTCTAAATGAACTCTCGCCTTTGGCTTAGAAGTTTCACCAACTAATCGAGTTATAGTGAAAGACTCACGACGCATATTTGGAATAATAGAACTATTACAAGAAGGACATATATCATATCCTTCGCCGGGCATAAATTCATCCCTTAATTGGCTTTCCATTTCTTCTTCATGGGGATTATTTAATCCTTCCATGTTCATTTGTTCTTCAGGTGCTTGCATACCTGGTAAAGGCGGTTGTAATGGATTAACCATTGGAACTTGTGATTCTTCGGGAGTTAATTCCTTAACTTCCATCTGATACTGACAAGCAGGACATTCAGTTATTTCATTTTCTCCATTAACATCTTCCCATTTTTCTTCAATATAATTACCATATTTTTCATCTTCTTTAGTATAATTATATGCCGCTACCATTCCCTCAGTACAGAATACAAAGAGTCCATGTAACCATAATAATGATACATCATTATGTCTATAAATTAATTCCGCAATTTTATCCCCAGCCCTAGCTGTAGACAAATCAAGGGTATTGTCTGCATCATCAGGATAGCATTTGATGAGGGGTACAGTAACACTGAGAGCAGCAATAATAGATTCAAGATAGGCACGGAAAACATTAACTTTTTTATCATAATAACTCTGATTAGAGTCACCCTGACTATTGCTAACTTCGTCCCAAATACGCCAATCATGGGCAACAGAATCAAACCAAACATTTTGGAAATTTTCCCAAAATAATTTTAATCTGCGCCAAACTCTAAGTTGACGCTGACGAACAGGTAAATCTTCTAAGTCAAAATGGTCTACAATTGACTTGAGATTCTGTTGTTGTGTTTCAGTAAGTTTGATTGCCATTATCTTTTCTTAGAATTCTTTTGTTTATTATTTAAAGCATAAAATACTTTTTTACCTTTTTCAGTTCCATAAGTTTTCTTTAGTATTCCCATTACTTTTTCGCCCTTACCTTTAAAATATTTTGATAATGGCATATATGTAATTTCGTTATTACTTTCGAGCTAATAATATTGGTTTCTTAGGTTGTTGAGTTGCTTGTATGGGTGCCCGTAATTCAATATCACCCCGACGTATGGGACGCATAGCTTCTGCATTAATAGCTTCATTCTCAACTTTATCAGGCTCAGTAAAGCTACGTAACCATCCCCTACCACCCTGATTAACATGAGTCATTTCATGTGCTAATACGTCCCCTAAATCTTGTTTTTCACCTTCAATTAGTTGTCTATTTAATGCAATAGTTCCCAATGGACTAGTTGATGCATACGCATTTGGATTTAGTTGTCTTTGTAACCAACCCATTTCACCAATACGATTTACTTTAGAAGCTGGCCCAGGCATTTCAATCTGTCTACCAGCCCACTGTTTCTCCAATTCAGGCCAACTAGCCTTAGTTCTATCGGATACTGCATCACCTAATAATTGACGCAGCAAACCGGGAGAAGGTGTTGTGCTGTGATTAGGCTTCTGTTCTGGTGTTGGCATTTAGCACTTCTTTTTCTAATTCTTCAATTCCTTCAACTACATGAATATCATCAGTTTTGGATAATTGAATTTCTTCCATCTTTCTCTTTAATATATCAGCCGCATTCCTAGATTCAGTTTCTAATAATTGTTTCTTTAAACGCCAAGGAATGTATTTAGGTCCAATGGGCTGAATATCTTTAATATCAGATTTAATCTCAAGCTCAGGTGAATTCTTAGTTAAGAGAGAATCTAATAATTTTTCATTATATCTAATTAAACGTGCATTTTCAGCTCGTAATGTTTCACAAGATGAACAGAATTCCTTATCAATTAATTCATCTGCACAATGCTCACAATGTGGATTTAATAATTTATGAAACCAATTAGCCATATCTAATACCTTCGAGAGAATCTATTCACACCAATCTGTTTATTAGATACTTCTAAATTACGTGATGCAATATAGAAACCTGTCATATTTCCAGTCGCATTTAATCTCTGAGTTAATTCTTCCTGCTTTTGAATCTTAGCAAATTCATCAGCAGCTTCATCATAATATCTTTCAGCTGTATCAACTGCATAGCGTTGACCATCATAAGGGTCATCACCATTAAATTCTTTTACGTCCTCAACAGGTTTATCATTCTTAGGCTTATCATAACTACAGGCTTTAATAGCTTCAATAGCTACGGGACAACAATTAGAATGACCCTCATGAGTTAATTCATTACATCTAAAGATTTGATACTTAGGAATATTAGTTTCAGCTTCAGGTGGAGCATACAAATTAAGATATGACTGATATTCTTTCATACCTCTATTTCTATAAATCCACATAGCCTTAACTTCACTATATGCTTCAATCTCTTGGGGTGGAATAACTGGCTTAGGTTTCCACCTTAAATATTCATGAAGTAACATCTTACCGGCAACACGACTACCAGCTACATTATTTGATAATTCAATATCAACACCTAATGCATCACTAATCTGCTGCTGAATAGTCTGTTCTTGTCCTCTATCCTGTCCAGCAGATTTACAAAACTTTACAACTCTAGGTTTCTCACGGTCAATAAAATCTTTAACCGATGGTGCCCAATCTGCAATCTTAACTTTCGTCCAATACATTTCACGATATAAGTAGAGACGTTTAGTAGGAGAGATTGCAAAGAATCCAATCCAACACATAGCAGCAAATCCCCAATCACCAATGACCATTTTAGGCCACCAATCAGGAATATCAAATGGCTCAATTACATGCAATGCATTATCGGGTTCATCAGGATATTTCTTATCCCTAAATTCATCAAATACTTGTCCGAGATATGCAGACCAGTCGCCAAACTTCTTAGCTTTTCTTTCAGCTTCAGGTCTACCATCAAGTGATTGAGCATAAGTTGGGTCAATGTTATCTTTATTATCTTCAAGAGTAGAATGAATATAGATTCGTTTATTTCCACCCTTACCAATAATTACTTTTCCACCTTCAGGGCAAGGGTCAATAAATCGTTTCTTTACAAATGTATGTCCAAGACCACCGGGCATACCTGCACCACGAGTTATGGATGGTAAACCTGAATGTCTAGGTGCGCGATTACGCTCGAATGCAATGTAAAGATATATCCATTCACTGAGAGAGGTAATTTCATCAGGTGTAAATAATGAAATTTCCATGGAATCATAATTGTGGACATCATCATCATTCTCACAGTGGCCCAAAAATATTTGAGCACCACCATTTCCCATTAATCCACCAGAACCATATTGGTCTGGTCTAGGGAATGTCCAAATCATATCAGTTTTATTTAGTGTAGCTCCAAATTTACTATAAATTTCGCGTGAACGTCCTAGAATTTCATTTTTAAGTTCAGGAAATGTTCGGCGCATGAATACCTGTTTAAATCTAGGATTCTCATGCCACTTATTAAGTACACCATAAACTAATAATACATCAGACTTACCTGAACCTGCACCACCACCATATAATGCTTCTTTAATAGTCAGAGGTATTGCAAGGAAAGGCTCTTGTTTCCTATTAGGCTTCCATTGACTACGAAATTTTACATAGTCCTTATTAATATCAGCAGGACTAGGTGTGATAATGTCCATAAACTATGGTACTGGAATTACAGGAACTCCCAAAGCTGCACACCATTCAACTCTATGATGTTCAATAGCTGTATCTAATCCTAATGGTTTCCCACCCTGCAATGGTGATGTTAAACCCATTAATGCAGTATATACTACACGAAATGCCCATACACTTACATCAAAATCTGCTCCCTGGGGACGCCTACCATAATCAAATGATAAAGTCTTCTTAAAATTTTGATTAGCTATATCACCAAAATAGGCAATCCAAGGAACTACATTTAGATTTACTGAGGCTTGGGGTTCTGAAATCCAATCATTTATAGTATACCGTGCTTCGGAATCTTTTCCCCATCCACTAGATGCATTAGAGCTTTCAGCGCCAACGATGATATCAATAGACCGAAGATTAGTATCCCCAGTATCAGGAAACCTATAAAGAATACTATCAATACGATGACCATTATACTTAGTCCCCGAACCATTATATTTAAGTAATCCCCAATTAACATCTAATGGTCTTAAACATTCGCGCATACAATCTTCAGTATATTTTCCACAATCCTCTACAGTTGTGAAATTATACTTTGATTTATTAGCTTCAAAATATGCAGCTACTTGGGTCGAATGATTCGGGGTAGCCATTGCATCTAGCGAAAGATTCGCTGGTTCTAAAAATGTTCCCATATATTTAATTCTGGATTGGTACTTCTTCCCACACTAACATAGATGCAGCAGAATGGGCTACAGGAGTTGTAGTTGCTAATAATGCAAGTATTCCGCCCGGGGGAATTACCCATTGACCTTCTAACCATTCACTAATTGAAGTTTGTTCAGGAAGGAAACCAGCCGCGGTTTGTAGAGCAGCAATATTTAATCCAGCACCACCACATAACGAACTTGCACCGGCAATAACTAAATTATTAGTTAATCCAGTCAATGCAGTATTAGCAAATCCTTTAGCACTTGAACCCGCAGCAGTTAAAGTCTTACGATTAACTGGATTTAATCCAGTAGAAATTGCAGTATTGCCAATAGAATAAGCCCAAACAAATCCACCCGCACCCGTAGCCTGTAAAGCTGTCATAGTCACAGCCAAAGAAGCCATTAAAATTTCTAAATTAACTGTATTAGTTGAGGGATTCCATACTCCTACAATAGGTGTAGTTGTATTGGTAAGGGTGGTAAATGTAGAATTACTAATTGATGTAAGAGTCATACCAGTAGAAAAAACTCTACCACGTCTAGTAGCTTCTGCTAATCTACCATGACCATCAGTAGTAATTAACGAACCAGTCACATCAGTTCGTCCGGGATTAACAGTACCGGATGCTGCTAATAATTCACCAACTCGTAGTTCAGCTAACATGTATTAATCCTTTAATTAACGTAACTCAATCTGAGCGTAACGAGAACCGGAATATCTTTCATTTAACAATACATTAGCTTGTAAAGTTAATACAGCTAAACAATTTTCATTTTCTTCTAATCTTTGATAATACTTATAAACTTCATCCTCTTGGATTTCAACTCTTAATCCCCCCTGGAGGGTTTGGGATAAACTATTAATAGACCCCTCAGTATATAAGGGAGGATTTCCTGTAACTTTAGCACCAACATCATTATTAGCACCAAGATTAACTAATGCACCATCAACTGAATTACCTGGTGCTCTATCCCAAGTTACACCATTGTATAAAGATGGAAATACTTGAATCTTAGTTAGTGTAGGATTAACAGTAGTATCAGCTAATGCAGCCTCCGCGGGCATTCCTATTTGTCTAACTGCTGCTCCAATATCACTAGAAGATGGTACAGTATTAGAAACAAATAATCCATTTGGGGAAGAAGAACCTACAATTGCTACGGAACCTTGTTTTTGATAAGGAAATGCAGAAAGATTAACAGTTAAATTAACATTAAATCCAGTTCCGCTATTATTATATTGAACTCTAAAAGATTTTAATCCAGCAATAGAACCTGACCAAATAGATTGAGTTCCCGCGAAAAAGGGAGACACTAGTACTGTTGTGTGATTATAATCAGTTACACCAGGATTCAATGCTTCTGAATTTAATCCAGTTAAAGCAACATTATACCAATCAGTACCATTTACAGAGCCTTGAAATGCTAAAGTAGCAAGAGTTTCAGATATACTAAAATTTCCTTGAACGGCTACAGAAGCATAATCAGATACATCAGCTATAGTTAAATACTGAGTATCTAATAAATTTTGAGTAATAGTTGTAAATTTAGGTTTGACCACAATAGGAGAAATTGCAGTAATTGCACTAAAATTAGCAGATGCTTGATTAGTTCCAAAAAGATGAGTAGTAATTGAACCAGATGTATATGCTGTTACTTTACATCCTGCATATACAGTTCGTGGGCAAGCAATTAAATAATTACCGGGAGTTGTAATATCTGTTACTACACCACCAGTCGCGCAACTAAATGCAATTGTGCTCTGTGCTACACCATCTGAACCCCAAATAGTAGGAGTTAATGTTCCTATAAATGAACCTGTATTAGCAATAGTTATTAAAGCAGTTTGAATACTATTTGCTCTAGTTACACCTTGTAATACTGCATTAAGAGCATTTAATACCACAGCTCCCGTAGCAAACGCTGGCCCTAAATCTACAACTGGAAGTCTTCTGGCTCCATCAGAATCTAATGCCCAGGGAGCATAAACTAAGGGTATAGATCTAAATTGATTACCCTCTGTTATACCAGCTATTGGTAATAATAGATTAGGTTTAGTAAATAGTGATTGACCCGAAGCAACTGTATCTCTAGATGCAACTGTAACAGCATCATCAGTTGCATATACCGGGTCTGTATTAGCAGCAGTATCAGGAATTACTACAGAGACACTACCAGTAATAGGAATGGGAGTTTGGTCACTCGCGATTACAACGGCAACGGAATTAGCCATTGTATCTTGACCCAAAGGGTCAGTAATAGATACAGCGGCACCAGCGCCACCACTATCTACTAATGTTACTCCTTCTTTTCTTACGCCCATACTATTAACCTAATTTAATTTAACGAACGTGAGATTGAACTGGAACTTTACTATTCAATAGTGTATCTAACTCACGACGTAAAGTAGTTGCAGTCTGACGAACTTCATCTAATTCAGATGATGCTTTCGCCAAAGTTTCCATTGCACCTTTATGAGCAGCTTCCTTCTTAGTAATAGATTCAAAGGATGCAGAAAGTTCTTTGGTAATTTGTTCTAAGGTTCGATATGTGTCAGCCATTATATGATTCCTTAAATGTTAACGTCCTAATACCCAAACATCAACTGTCCCACCAGCTAATACGGTACTAATTCTAGCTCGTGCTACAAAACCTACACCAGATACTTTAACAGTTTTAACTGTAGTTGCGGTTACAGTAATAGGAGAACCATTCGCGGCCCATGTTCCAGTATAAGCAGCTACATGTGCTTCTTCTGGTTGAACTGCTCCAGATGCAACACCAGCAGAACCTACAATATAAAATGTAAGTTCATTAACATTATTAAGTTCAGCAGCTCCGATTTCATCTGAAACTGCATTAAGTGCTGACTTAGCATCCATTACTTTCTTCCAAAATAATGCCATATTATTGAACCTTATCTTCTACACGATTAACTTTAGCTGCTAATGTTCCTAAAGCTCCCGCATTTAATAATGCCAATAACATTTGATAAGTAGCATCATCAATAAACTTGAGACTATGTAATGCAGTAATTGCACCGATTGCAATTGCTAATAAATATGTTTTCTTACCTCTTAACATAATATTTATTCCTTAGCATAAATTACATCGTAGGATTCTTCATTACGAGTATGGGGTTTATAAAAAATAAATTGTGCGTTAGTTTGATTGACTGGAACCTGCGGAGTATCTGGTTCCATATGCTTAATTACGATAGCCATATCTTTCGCAATACCAGCAGCTTCTCTAGCTGTGGTATCCCCAAGAGTTTCTTCATTGATTCTACTTAATGCAATCTTTAATTTACTCATGGCCTTAAAGGAAATTTTATCCTTTCGGCCCTGGATGTGTTGAGTTAATTCTGTATTGGGTTTATCATATGATGCAGTGGATGTTGCACCATTAGCATATGCAGATACTGAACTTGGAGATATACCTAATTGATTGGCTAGCGCGAGTGCTTCAGAACGTCCATCTATTTCCGATGTCTCACCAATAATCTTACGTAATGACTCAGGTGTATTAGTATTACCTATACCCCTACCTTTGGGATTCATATCAATTACAGTAGGCTTCGATACAGGCCGGCCGACTGTATTCTGTACTTCATTTTCAAATTCTGAATCGTCAACAACACCCATTGGCATAGTCATTAATCCTGAATAGTTAGATATAGTATAATCAGAAGTTCAGCCTACACTCTTGGCCCATACGCGAAGCCTAACACAGATTAATCCAGATGTCAACATCAAAGAGACTGAACCCTTGATTTATTTTATATCATTCATTATTAGAATCTATACTTTAGAGTTTTCTAATCCTAGTCTAATAAACTTAGTTCAATTAAGTATTAGAATACACTTTTATAATATTTGTAGATTATTTTTATATTTTTTCCAAAATTTTATGTATATAATTTATTTAACAGATAGATGGTGTCAATCTCCGCAAAAATCGTGCCAAGTATGGGACCCATAAAGACAGCTATAGTCCCATACCTGCACATTATGACATAGTATTGCACAGAATTATACATTGGCATGGTTTATAAATGTCATATAAAGTCATATTAAGTCATATAAAGATTACAAATTATTACAAACTATTACAAACTATTACAATTGATTACATGGCACGAGTTATAAACGGCACATAACTGCACAGTATGACACTCACTGTTCCATAACAATACAGTGGCACGAGTTATGCGTCTGGTATGAGTTATGCTATAGCATATTTCATGCCATGTTATATGCACATACCTGCACACAATATTATGTGACAATAATGGTCACTCCTAAGTTCTTTAGAATCAACGACTTGCCGAAATTTGTCATTTTAGATGACAATACTTGTCATTGGGTATATGTCCACTATTCAAGACTTGAGTATTTGGGCCTGAAATCGTACGTTTTGAACTATGGGAAATTGGCATCGCGTATGCAATAGAGAGTGATATCAGGATGAACCTGATAACGAAAACAAGGATAATCAAAATGAATGCTAACAAGACCGAGACTTACACCTTCACCGTTCCGAAGGATTCAGCGCATGAAGACGCGGGAAAGGAAATCGAGAAGACTTTCGAGTATTCCGAATGTCAGGATGAAGCTGAGGCACTTACGGTAATCCATGAAAAAAAGTGGTCGGTTCTTGATATGGTGAACAAGGCGTTGAAG